GCCTCCTAATACTTTTTCAGGACGAAAAACTACCATGCAATTGTTCCCTCCCATTCAATTTTAGGCAAGCTATTATTATAGGTAAAAAGTCCATCAGTATTTTCTCCTATTTTATCAAGCTGAGTTTTATTGGTGTGAGTGTGGCTATTGGACACCGCCGTATCAATAGCAGTAGGAGAGCTAGTAGGCCTTCCCTGAATATTAGCCCATTGTGAAATCAAATCAAGCGATTCAGCTTCGTTTAATTTAATCCAAGAAGTCGTAGAAACTCTATAGAGGTAAGTAGCCGCGCCGCTTGTCACAGTGGAATCGCCAGTCGCGTCCAGAACCAATACCTGAGTGTTTTTGGTCAGCACTAAAGCATTTCTTGCTGCTATATCAGCTACAATCGGCATTTCACCAGCTAATCCAGAAATTGAAGCATCGATTAATGCCTGAATATCTACATCTGTCAATAGTCGCTTTAGAGCAGTCCCAGAAGTATTGCTTACATATATTTCAATATAGTTCGGCTTGTCTTGAGGCGCAACAAAAAACACAGCGTTACCCTCGCAGGGTAGCGATGGGACTGCAGTTAATTTAGAGGGCTTAAATGTACTCATATTTTTACCAATCTGTAATTATCCATTGCGTGTTTTCTAGGCTATTAAGCCAATCTTGCTCCGTGCCAGTGAATCCATTATCAATAGCCACTTGATAAGCTGATTTACCTTCACTGCCACGAATATCAATTGCATTAGCAATTAAAGAAACTAATCCAGAAGCTCCGATATACCCTCCGATATCGGGGGGTAAACCAGAACCTCCTACCCAGCCAGATACTTGCAATACCCGACGATTGCCATCAGAAATTAAAGAAAGAATAGGAGACCAGCCAGCATTCCCTAAAGTAGCTGAAAGAATTATCTTTTGAGAACTACCTGTTATTTCTGCTATCGCACCAGAGGATTGAACAATGACTGCCATCAGACTTGCCCCCTCACTACTACAGGAGTTAAATCAAGGGCTAAAGGTTGAACTATCAATTTAGTAGCAATTGATTTAGAAGCCTCTAAATCAGCTTGCCAGTAATCCCTACCAGCTTTCGGTTGTTCAATTTCTTTAAAAGCAATAGGGGTAACTTCCATCTCAGCAGTAATATTACTATCGATAATTAGCTTAAAATAAGTGTAATTTTCATATTCAGTTCCCTCTACCGTAAAATCTCCAAACTGCAATCCCTCGATCCGACCAGTAGCTATTCTAGCCTCGCCTGATTGCTTGGCAATATAAAAATTAATGTTCCATCCTGTAAAATCTCCTTGAATAAAAAACTCCTCATCCCAAGTCGTTCCCTGCTTAACCTCGATAACAGTTTCACTGGCAATCGTAGGATACGACTGCCCTATTAAATAGAGATTACCTGTAAGGACTTTTTGAGACATTAACGAGATTGTACTGTTTATTGTATTATATATTGAATTTTCTTTTTTGAGATATACTTAAAAGGAAAACATATTTACACCGCCGCGCTCTTTTATACCGCACCCGGGAGCGCGGTTATTTTTTTGCCTTGACAATTCTATTAGGACTGTGAGAAAATTCTTAAAAAGATTGACTTGGACTACCGCTTTACGAGGGAGCGTTTTTTTTTATCTATCCGTATTACATATATTACAAATACTACAGAGCGATTGTTAGATTGTAGATAGATTGTAGATAACCCTATCTACAATCGAAACCTTTACCCTATAAAGGTTCTAGACTTTGTTGATATTGTCAATGCCTTACAGAGGAAAAAAGAAAATAGAGTAAAAGATGTACGGCAAGGTCAGCAATAAAAGTGATTAAACGCAAAACTGACTCTATTGACAAAATGCCGTATTTTTGGCTAATCAGGGAATTTTAGAGGTGAAAAGTGATTCATCGCTAATTTGTTCTTTTTGTGTTTGATTGTAAATAGGCTTATCTACAATTGAAAGCCTTACCCTGATTAGATTTTAGACTTTGTAGATATTGTCGATGTCTTATAGGGAGGAGAGAAAGATAAAGAAACCAAACAAGGTTAGCAATAAAAAGAAACAGTCTCAACAGTAAAGCAAAAAACACACACGGGGTAATCATTAACAATATCTACAAAGAAGTAAAAAAAGGATGAAAGTATTGATATATATAGCTTTCATCTTTTCTGTCTTTGTAAATACCCTTATTTACAATCTATTTACAAACTAACAATCTAATTAATCGAAGTCAGCAATAAGAACACAAAAAAACCCGACACGGGGATAAGGCTAACAATATAAACAAAGTCTGAAATCTATATATATCAAGGATTCCATTGTTAATATTTCTATCTACAATCTATCTACAATCTATTTACAGACTAACAAACTAGCCAAGCTCCGAACATTACCCACTAAGCTCCGAACATTAGGCTGTTAAGCTCCGAACATTACCCACTAAGCTCCGAACATTAGATAATAAAAACCCCTGTAGTCCCTACAGGGGGTTAGTTGTATCAGTTATGCAACAGTTATCGCTTTTATCTTAGCAGTAAACAAATGCTTTTCACCTAATATCCCCCCATTAACTCGATTTGTTCTTCTAGGGTAGAGTTCTCGCTCTCAAGCTTTTTGATTTGCTCTTTTAAGTCAAGTATCTCGTCAATATAGTCAACTTCTTTGTAGTCCAATTTTTCGATTTTGGCAGTTAATTCAGCAATTTGGCTATCAAGTCGCTTGTTAGTCTCAATTGCCTCACTTTTGACCTGAAAACCCGCTAATGTGTGAAGGAATAAGCGAACGCCCAACTGCATTACTTTTAGGGCTAGTTCGTGATTGTCTTTAATTAGCCACTGGCAGATTAAATTTTCTGGTATCAATGCAACGGTTCGTAACCCACTTGCTGTCTCGATTTGAGCCTGTTCAAGACCTTTTTCACGCAAACCACTCATAGTCAAACGGCGAGAAACAGTCGAAGGTATTTTCCCTGACATCCGGGCATATCCACTAATTGAGGCAAAGCTCTCACCGGTCTGGGTATCGATGATTAACTCGATACCATCGTGATCAAAACGTTGTAAACTAGAAACAGCCATAATGACTCCTGATTAGTCTTATTGGTTAGTCCCCCGTTAACGCGGGGGCATACCAATATTATACCGTATTTAAAATATGCCTGACAAATTTGACCGATGTGGTGGGTATTCAGCAAAAATTGACCGATTACCAGGTATTCCTCCTGATTTCAAGTCGAATGTCGTCAAACCACCACAATCCAGGGTTATTGTTTTACTGAAAACCGGAGAAGTCACAGGAATTCCCGATGATCAGCTAGAGTCTTTCCTTGAGGAAAACCAAGATTTAATTCAAGATCGACAATCACCCAGAAAAAGACCGATTAGAAAACTTTAAAGCAATGACAAACACAGAAATCCTTGTTTTGCGGACTCTTTACAATAAAGAATTGTCGGGATTACAGACAATTCAATCTATAGCTGATATTAAAGGTAAAAGCCTTGATATTGGCTCATTTTACCCTGTATTCCAAAAGCTAGAGGAAAAAGAACTTATTAAATCCCGATGGGGAACTGAACGATCTAGCGATAGAGGCGGTGCTAGAAAAAGATACTATCGGCTCACCCGATCAGGAGAAAAAGCCCTTGCTGATATACAAGGATTTAATAATTCTCTTAACTGGGATTTTGTTTAATCAGTGTCGGGGATGGGAATTGAACCCACTGTTTCAAGCTTATGAGACTTGCGTGAACCGTTTTACTCCCCCGGCTTTATTATTGTATCACACTTTCAATCAATGCGATAAACAATTTCGTTAGGCTGTACTTCATACCTATCACAGATTGCCTGTAAAACTGCTATAGAAGGAAGCTGATCAGGATTTTGGGACAGTTTGTACCCCGTGGACATTGCGATGCCTGTTTGTTGAATGAATTTATAGACTGTGATCCCTCTTTCTTCCGTAAATTCCTTGACTCTGTTTTTTAGTACCATTGTATTAGTTTTGTGTCTCTACAATTTATTATAACTTTTTTTAGAATAATGCTTGACAATATTACTGACTTCGCGGTAATATACAGATATAGAGAAAGACGACCACCTCCAACTGCAAATTAGTGTGATCGCCTTTCCGTCAACCCTTATCAGGTCTAAGCCATGATATCATCTAATTCTGCTTCTGTCAAAATCCCCATTATGTCCGGCAATTTTACTATGGTTGCCAAAGATCAAAAACATCGCGTATCCCTTGAAGTGTGGGGAAAAGGTCAGGTAACAACCCTCCGAGTCACTTGCCAGCAGACTGGTAAAGAATGGTGGTTTGATGCACTCAACGGTAAATTGTGGCGCGGATTCGATCCTGATAAAAAAATCCCCAACTGCGAATTACCCGCAATCGAATTTATTACACCTGCGCGTCCTGCTCCTTCTCAATTACCTATTTCTTCTCGTAAATACGAAGATTGGGTAATGGTGGGCGGATGCCCATATCTGGTTCCTTCAAACGAACCCGACGACGATTTTATCTATGACGATGACGAACCGTCGGATTTAAGTCGGTACAGTGAGCCAGCAACCGACCCGATGACATGGCAAGAGTTTTAAAGTTATCAGTTATCAGTTGTCAGTTATCAGTTAGGCCGCTTTTCTAAAAGGAGAAAAATGAACACTCGAATTGTCACAATTACGAAGGTTTCCAAAAATAGTATCACCCATAATGAAGGCTTGTCTGCTAGTCCGAAATGGTTCCCCGGCGCAAAGGTAGGACAGCAGTGGCGTCTTACAACAGATGATGATGGCATGTATCCGCTAGGTGAAATCAAAGAAGCCGTGCTAATCAAGGAAGCGGACTAACAAAGCGTGGAGCGGACGGGTGAAACTTTTCCCGTTATATCGGTTTTATCTGTCCGCCGCTCACGCAAGCCGTTATCAGTACAAACGTTTAGAAATAATTCTCCCAAATACTTGACTTTATTGGGAGAATATCGTAAGATGAGTCTAGACAAGTAAAACAAGGAGATTAAGGAGATTAAGGAGATTAAGGTAATGATTATTAACGCAACCCCCCATGTAATAACAATAGTTTCCAAAAAAGGAGTCGAGCAAGACTCCAAAAGACAGTTTCTTGCTGAAACCGTCGAAGTTGTCAAAGAAATCCCCCCGTCAGGGGTTCTTCCCCGTGTTTCCATGAGCAATTCCCCCGCAGGGGAAATTAACGGGATTCCTATTGAATCCGTCATTTATGGGGAGATCGAGGGACTCCCTGAGTATCAGAAGGATGTTTACTACATCGTCTCTGGATTAGTGGCTGCCGCGGCCGCTAAAGTAGGTCGTGTGGACTGCCTTGCTCCTGGCGCATTAGTCCGGGACAAAAATAACCCTGGGGTTATTTTAGGTTGTCTGTTTTTACAAAGACCTTAAATTGTCAGCATAGTTATCAGTTATCAGCTAACAACTTATTTAGGAGTAAAAAAATGAAGGGTATTCGCATTGAAGGTATCTCTTTAAACGTAGGTAAAATCACGCTTTTTGTTAAACAAAAGCACATAATGACAGTTTTGACTGCTTATGAAAATGTATTGCCTTGTTCAGCATTTGAAAGCCTTGAACAATACTATGTAATGTTCTATCCTGATTTAAATCTGCCTCCGATTATTACGACATCTGAGTTGTCACCAGACATAAAGGAATGGATTTATACTGTTCTTAATACCTACTAATAGATAGTGGTCATCAGTTATCAGCTAACAACTTATTTAGGAGTAAAAAAAATGAACAAACTAGAAAATCTTAGTAATTTTCATGGCACGGAAAATTACTATACTAATCCCCTTTACCCGTTTGAGTACACCGACGGTATTAAATACTTAGTAGAAAATGGGGGAGGCTATTGGATACTTGATGCAATTGCGTCATGGCAAAAAGAACTTGATTCAAGCCAGATTCAGTTCTGGATGCTAATAGTTAACTCCGATAAATCCGCAGTCCTTACCTGCGAACAAGACAATGAATCTGCCATAAGTCAGCAGATCCCATTTACCGATTTTCCTCTTTCAGAGGTCACGCTTTGGTTGTGTGACGGTGTTTTATTGCTATCCTCTGAGTATTAGTTTCAGTTATCAGTTATCAGTTATCAGTAAAAATAACTTAGGAGTAAAACAATGACAATGATAGACATAGGACAATTCCCTAAAATTAACTCTGCACCGCAAGAGTTCGAGATAACCTGGTACAAAACAAAGTTAATTTATCCTTTTGAATACTCAGAAGGAATCCATTATTTTATCCAAAAAAAACAGGGATGGATAGTTGATGAAATCGCTAAATGGGTAAAAGAAACTCATTTTAAGGAAGACTTTCCCTCAGTTATTGACTGGAAGTTAAAAGTAACCTATCAAAGCTTTAGAGATCGTATTCCGTGGGAGAATCCAAATCATTCATCTATATTAACGTGCAAAAATCGCCAAAATGCCACGTTTAAATTTGCATACATGACAGTATTTCCAAATACTAATATTGAGTTATATTACGACAGTGATCGTATAGATGAAGTTGACTTTTGTTTATTTGATATAGCCGACCCTTCTAAAACGGAATTAATGCTTGAAGAAGAATGGGTGTATTTACTTGGCGCCGCATCTTTCTTATTTGGTAGGTAATCAAATGAGGAGTAAAACAATGGAAGAATACATAGAAGAAATCGAAGAAACAATCGAAGAAGAAATTGAAGAAGATGAAGAAACAATCGAAGAAGAAATTGAAGAATGTATGTCTCCAAGCCATCGTCATTTTTGGCTTTGCTGGT